AGTAAAGAAGAAAAACCCCAACCATTACCGGAGGTTGATTACAGTAAGATGAATTTACCACCGAGACCCGACAGTAGTTTGGTCGAATGTTTTGGATGTTCATCATAACATAAATCCCGAGAAATCGGGATTTTTTTTGCTTTGATGTATTTATAATTAAATGGCAACGCTTAACGAAAACATAAAGAGTTTTAAATGCTTAATCAGAGTTTCCCACTTCACCAAAAATGAAAAAGACCGAGATAAGTTTCACGATTGTTACGCCTTTGCAATACAATCAATATCAGGTAAAATTCTAACATTCCACGTAATGACGGACTATGGTATGTTAAGATCAAGAGTACCGTTGTCTGAAATTTTTTTAAAAGAACCAAGTAACGATATCCCATTTCATTTTAAACAACTATGGGATTGTTTTTCTGAGAATGTAAGTGTAACTGAATATGAATTTTTAAAAGGTAAAAGAGCTGAGGTTGTATTAAAAGATAAGTCAAAAGTATGGGTAACTTATATGATGACAATAGATTGGTTTAATAACTCATATAGTGATGAACCATCCGATTATAAATGTGGTCATTTATTAGTTTCGGATGACGGGTATTTACTTTTACAACCAAATAATAGAATCTTTTGGAAAGACTCAAATTGGGTGACAAATAAATTTCCTTTGGAATTGAAAGAAATAAAGGTGGATACTTCTTTGATTTCTGTTGAAACAAGTTCAGATAGGTGGGTATCGGAAAATGGGGATGGTTATTATTATGACATTAATGAACACAAAATTTAATGTATTATATTTATAAGTATGGCAAACGGAATAACATACGGAATTAATTTCCCATTTAGAGATTCTTTTGATGGTAGGTATTTGGATTTATCAGACACCCCCGATGAGGAGATTAGAACCGATTTAATACATCTTTTATTAACAAGAAAAGGAACTAGGTATTTTTTACCTGATTTTGGAACTAGACTTTTAGAATATATTTTTGAACCGTTGGATGGTCCGTCATTTGCAGAAATTGAATCTGAGATTTCGGATTCCGTTAAAAAATATATACCAAACTTAAATATTACTAAAATTAGAGTGTATGATGCCTCAACTGAAGATGAAACAGTGACCGTTACCGCAACGGGTGACGACAGAGTTTATAGAGTACCAGGAATTGGTACAAAAGAACATACCGCGAAAGTGAGAATTGATTATATAGTCACATCAAACGCATTTCAATCTAGTGATTTTGTAATTATTAATATTTAAAATATATGGCGAATAAAAAAATATCTTATACGGTTAGGGATTTCCAATCAATAAGAACTGAATTAATTAATTTTGTAAAAACTTACTACCCCGATTTACTTAGTAACGTTAATGACGCTTCGGTATTTTCGGTATTATTGGACCTAAACGCTGCGGTATCAGATAACCTACAATTTAATATTGATAGAAGTATTCAAGAAACCGTATTACAATACGCACAACAAAGATCTTCGATATATAATATTGCAAGAACATACGGATTAAAGATACCCGGACAGAGACCTTCTGTTGCGTCAATCGATTTCTCAATAACAGTACCGGCCTTTGGAGATAGTGAGGATTTAAGATATTGTGGTATTTTAAGGAGAGGGTCACAATGCGTAGGTGCTGGTCAAATATTTGAAACGGTGTATGACATAGACTTTTCATCACCCTTTAATAATGAAGGTTTCCCAAATAGAACCAAAGTACCCAATTTTGACGCTAATGGTAAAATCCTAAACTATACAGTAACTAAAAGAGAGACAGTAGTTAATGGTGTTACAAAAGTATTTAAAAGAAGTATTTTACCAAATGATGTTGTCCCATTTTTTGAACTTTTTTTACCTGAAAAAAATGTATTAGGTGTAACTAGTGTTTTATTAAAAGATGGTACGGAATATGCAAATGTACCACCGGACCAAGAATTCTTAGGAACAAATAATAAATGGTATGAAGTCGATGCGTTAATTCAAGATAAAGTCTTTATTGAGGATACAACTAAGGTTAGTGATAAGCCGGGGATTAAAGTAGGTAAATATATTTCGACAAGTAATAAATTCATTACTGAATTCACCCCTGAAGGTTTTTTTAAAATGATATTTGGTGGTGGTAGTCAATCCGCCGATGAACAATTAAGAGAATTTGCCGCGACAGGTAATCCACTTAATCTACAAAAATACTCTAATAACTTTGCATTAGGTAGTACATTAAAGGCTAACTCAACCTTATTCATCCAATATCGAATTGGAGGTGGTGTATCGTCTAATTTAGGTGTTAATGTGATAAATCAGTTAGGTACTATAAACTTTGCAGTTAACGGACCATCTCAAACACAAAACACTTCGGTTATTAATTCATTAAGTTGTACTAATACAACTGCTGCGATAGGTGGAGCTAATGTACCATCATTAGAGGAGGTTAGAAATTATGTTACTTATAATTTCGCAGCACAAAAAAGAGCAGTTACAATTAATGACTATGAATCACTTATTCGTAATATGCCGTCTCAATTCGGTGCTCCGGCAAAGGTGGCGATAACTGAACAAGACAATAAAATTAAAATCCAATGTCTTAGTTATGACTCAACAGGTAAATTAACAAATGTTATTTCAAATACTTTAAAGAGTAATATAGCCAATTATCTATCTAATTACAGAATGATTAATGACTATGTGGTAGTTGAAAGTGCCCAAGTTATTGATTTAAAATTTGATGTTTACGTTGTCTTAGATTCAAGCCAAAACCAAGGAAACATAATAACCCAAATTGTCGATATAATCTCAAATTATTTCTCACCAAATAATAGAGGTATGGGTGAAAATATTTATATATCGGAAATTAAAAGACAGATACAAAATCTTAATGGAGTATTAAGTATTGCTCAAATAGATGTGTTTAACTTAGTTGGTGGTCAATATTCGTCATCTCAAACTTCTCAGAGATACTCCAACTCGGAAACTAAACAAATTGAGTTGATTGATGACACTATTTTTGCGGAACCAACCCAAATATATCAAGTCAGATTTCCGGGTCAGGACGTAAGTGTTAGAGTTAAAAATCTCAAAACAGTTAACTTTAGTTAATCGATTTATTTTTATCCCTAATCAATTATTTTTTGAAAATAGATTATAAACTATTTATTCAAAAAGTAATTAATGCCTAAATCAATTAGAGTAAGAACCCAAGTTGGGGTCGATAAGCAGGTAAATATAGATTTACAACAAGATTTTGAGTTTTTAGAGATCTTATCATTAAAACTTTCACAATCAGAATTATACGTAAGACAATGTTCTGATTATGGGGTAGTTGCCGGTAGAGTATCGGTAAACGATGGTTTCGGGGTTCCAAACGCCAAACTATCCATCTTTATTCCTGTCACTCAGGAAGACGAAAATAACCCCATAATAAGTTCAATATATCCTTATAAAACTTTTAACGACGTTAATGAGGATGGTTATAAATACAATTTATTACCTTATAAACCATCATATCCGGGACATTCGGCGACAGGTTCATTCCCCGATTTAGAGGATGTTTTAACTAATCCTACCGCCATACAAATTTTTGACAAGTATTATAAATTCACCGTAACAACAAACGATAGCGGTGACTTTATGATCTTCGGTGTTCCAACAGGGTCACAAACCCTAATAATGAACGTCGATTTATCCGATATTGGACCATTCTCACAATCACCACAAGACTTAATTAGATTAGGTATTGCGACAGAAAATCAAGTTAACGGAACAACGTTTAAGACTTCGGAAAATATTACAACATTACCACAAATAATTACAATTAATAAAGAGGTTGTGGTAAATCCTTTGTGGGGTGATGATGAACTTTGTCAAGTATCGATAACAAGATCTGATTTTGATTTAACTTCTGAGGCTAATATAGAAATAAAACCCACCGCTATTTTTATGGGTTCAATTTTTTCGGATATTGATAAAGCGGCCGTTAAGAAAAAATGTAAACCTCCGTTGAAAAACGGACAAATGTGTTCTTTGGTGTCAGCACCAGGTCAAATTTTGTCTATTAGACAAACAATTAGACAAGACAACACAGGTAAACCTATTTTGGAAGAATATGAATTAGAGAATAATGGTAACGTAATTGACGATAATGGTGCTTGGTTAGTCGATCTACCAATGAACTTGGACTTTATAACAACTAACGAATTCGGAGAACAGGTCTTTTCAAACGATGAACGAAAAGGGATACCAACAAGGGCGAAATATAGATTCAAAGTAAAATGGAATCAATCCCCTGATTTATCCGCACCTGTGAAACGAGCTAATTTTTTAGTTCCAAATATTAGAGAACATGGTTGGTCTAATAGTGACGATGATCCTATTATCGCCAATAATGTTAATTATCAATTACTTAAATCTTCATACGCATTTAGTTTAGACTGGAACGATTATGGATATTCAGGTTTAACAAATGCGGGTCAAGAGATGATTCAGGATGCAATTGATTGCAAAGACACGTTTTACGACATGTCATACAATAAAGTGTACACAATATCTCAACTAATTACAAGATATCGTAATGGAAATGCTCTAAGACGTTATTTAGGTGTTAAAAACATTACTGATGAAGAGTGTGATAGCACTAGTAATAAATTTCCAACCAACGACGCTCAATTTAAGTTTGACTTACTTTTTATTTTATTTGTAATTTTATCAACTTTTATATCGGTTTTATTAAAAGTCGTTGTTGTAATATTTCATGTTATATGTAAGGTTGCGGAATCTTTAATTAATCTTAATATCCCTCTAGTAGGACAACCATTTAAAAACAATACCGCTTTAAAGAGGATATTAGAAAGATTTAGTAATTTAAACATACCTATGTTCACATTCCCTGATTGTGAATTATGTAGTTGTAAGGCAACAACAAGTCCCGTACCGTCAGGTGCTTTTACATTACAAAACGCAAATCCATTTGTTAATAATTCCGTATTGGCGGATGTTATTAATCAAGATTTATTTTTAGCATCTCAGTCCGAAGACGAAGAATACTCGCAAATAACGCAACAAACAGTTGGATTATATGAGAGTAATGTATTAGGAACAAAATACGCATTTAGAACTCCTAGATATTATCTATTTAATATATCACCCGATTTTAGAATTTATTGGACTCAAAATTTAACGTTAGCTGAAAGAATAAATTTAATGAGTTTTAAGGGTAAATTCTTTGGTGCATATTCCGATACCACAGATGCTACATTAAATGGTGTTAATTTAGATAACACTTATGCAGCAGTTGGTAACATAGATGTTGGTGGAGGGACCAATCAAATAAAGGTCAATTTTAATAGTGAATTAAATAATGATAATACATTTCATTTTGATAATACTTTAATTTTATTGACCGAAAATCAATATGATTCGGGAACCTTATTAAGTTTCCAAAATGTATTTAATAGTTCTGATATTAATTTAAGTGCCGACACAGAGAATGAATTTGGTAATTTTGCTATAACTGGAACACCAACCAATCTAACACAAATTACAGTTTCCTCAACCGACCCTGTAACTGGAAGAAGAGTATTAACTAATTATAATGTTAATCAAACTCAAGAAGACAGCGATAAATACTTAAAATTCCCAACCGATACTGAGTACTTCCAAGTATTAACATCAATAACACATACTCAATATATGTCAATTATTAATGATCAAGTTTTTGGGTGTTCAAATGGGAATAATGGTTATCAGAAATCTTTTAGACACAGAGTTTTTGACTCCTCAACCGATGTATATAGTATAAGTATATTACCTGAACCCCAATCAACTGGAGTTTTCACCAATTTGAATGCTTGGTCAATTTTTCAAAATAAAAACGAAACATATATCACTATAATGGTGAGAGGTGTTGACCCACATTCGACTAGACAAAAAGTTAAATATGGATTAGGTAGATTATTTTGTAGAGATAATCATTGGGATGTATCACTTACCGGTGATTTTAAATTAAACATTCCTCTGCAACCTAACGACGGACTTGACTTTGGTGATACACCAACCAATCAATCTCAAATTGACGCTACGGCAAAATCACAAAGGTGCGTAAAACACGATAACATTACTACTAATGATTTGTTAGATAATAGTTATTCTAAGGGTGGAATTTATTTCCCATCTTATCATTTCTCACCTGGTAGTCAATGGACACCTTATTCTCATAATAAAATATCGCATTACTCATCATTGGATGAGACAACGGTTAATTTTTCACCTGAAAATCCTGATAATTATCCGTTGGTTTCAGATAATACAGTTTTATCATATACCACATCTTCGGGTAATAACGGTCTGAAAATATCAATAGATAATCGTTACGCTAAGGAAATCCAAGGAATAAATTCAAATATTATTGCAACAATAATTCCAAGTTTAAGAAGGTATGGGTCACATTATATTATTGGTGAAAGAGTTGAAGGTGGTTCAGTAATTGGAATGAAAGATCAAGGGACTAATGTTGCAGGTACTTTACAATCAATTTATTTCTCACCTAAATACTCTGAAACAACAACCATTAATATGGTTAATAGTCAGAAAATTGTTATGAGAACCGATAGGATGCCAACATCTGAGTTATTCCAAACATTTGGTAATAATGGTTATCAAGGTATGAATAACGGTCAATTTTTGATATTGGAAATTGGTGATGATGGCGCGATAAATTCTCCTGACCCAGGTTTAAATTCACCATCATTTAGTACCGCATCGCCGGAAGATCCCGAAACAGGACAAACCGCGACTTTAATAAACAGTTTCAGTTGTGAGTCATTAGTTCCTATTGAGTGTTACTCAAATTCTAATGATTCGGTACAAATACTACCTGACACACAATGTCAATATTATACCGGAACAAGTGAGAGATTTTTTGTTGAAGGTTCTTGTTATTCATTAGTACATCCACCATACATAACAAATCTAAAAAAAGATTTACAATTGGTTACCGAGTGGTTATCAAGAATTAATATTAATTTCGGGGCGTGTAGAGAGGTGTTTTCACACGTATTTATTAACAATTGGGTAAACGGAACTTTATATATGTTCCCATTTAAGAATTCAAGATTTTTTACAAGTCCGACAGATAATCCACCTAACCAACCTTATAATAAGTTCTGTACTGACACAGTTTTTCTACATCCTGATACTTTTAATTTTTATTATAGAAGCGCCCCTTATAGTGACAACGCGAGTCAATATATCGGTAGAACAGGATATAGACGACAATCAAATGACGAACTAATAGGTAATCGTAAAAATCTTATGTTCCCAACAACAATAATGGATTTGGGACCTAGGGATGAGTTACAAAAGTTCCTATCTCAAAGCGGAAATTGGGATGGTTATATTGTAAATAAATTAGAACCTACGACATTTGGTGATACCTCAGATATCCTAAATTTATTCATTCTATCAAGATTTGCTAACACATCATTCGGAGCGTTGTTTCAACGAGGAGAAGGTGTTAACATATTAAAATTCTTTTCAAGAGACAAACGAATGGTGGATTCCGACTTCGCGCAAATGGTAGCAACTAACTCACAGTTTGGAATCTCGGCGTATGACCCCGAAGATTATCCTGATCCCCAAGATTTAGCGACCTACAACTCTCCACTTTATTTCCCATCAGGAGTGGCAACAACAGGTGATATAACCTTTGGTATTTTTTACACAGGTAATAGTCAAATACGAGATTATATATCACCTAATATTACAGTTTATAATCCTGATGGTGATGTAGATAATGAATGTTCATATAGTTTTATCCCATTAAATTCACAAGAAGTTCCTTTTTATCTATGGGACATTAAAGATAATACATCTAACCCAAATATATTTGGAACCCAAGAAAATGATTGGACTTTTGACGGTAATAATGCATTTAAATACATATATCAAGGGGTAAATAGATTGGAACCGTCATCTAGAAATTTCCAACCTGACCCGGGAATAAATCAAATAAAGTATCATAAGGGTTGGATATATAACGTTGATAACGGTCTTGTAAATCCTGAGATAAATGAGTTTGATTATAAACCAGAACCTGGAATACCTAACAAATACTTAATGGGTGCTCCTTTTTATTTCTACTTTGGTCTGACAAAAGGTGCAAGTGCGTTTGATAGGTTCGCATCTAAATGGATTAATACAGAAGAACTAACTGAATAATTATGGAAAATAATAGAATCATTTTAAGTCGTAAAAAGTATAAGTCCGCACCGAATGTGGGATCTATGATCGACGTTCCATTTAATCAAAACACCAAAAATATAACGGAATATGATAGAAGTGAGAATATCGATTTGAACGATGTTTTTAATAATGAGAGACAAAATTCTAACAAATTCAGACCTCTAACTAAGGTAACCTTTTTATTTAAAAACACATATGTTGGTGAGACTAATTATAAACCTTTTTATGAGAACCTATATTACGTCAATGCGTTGGAATCAAGTCGTCAATTTTGTAGTAATGGTAATGCTAACGTATATTGGTCAGGATACCCACTATACAACGAATTTGATTTAATAAGAACCGACAATGACACCGATGGATACACAACACCTAATACCGGTGGTCAAATTGATTTTATTAGTACAAGTGCTTCTTCATATAATTGGAACTTTTTTTTAACTTACCCTTATGAAAATGTCCAAAAACCAATGTATGCGGTGGAATCCCAAACTAACCAAGAATTATTTTGGAATAGTATTGATGGTTTACCATTTATTATAAGTAATTCGACTTCTAACGGTCAAAATTTAATAACATTTAGGTCGGTGTGTAAACACGGACTAAGTGTTGGGGAATTTGTTGAATTGTCAATTAATTATAATGGGAGAGGAGTTTTTCAAGTGGAACAATTAGGTGATGGTAAAGTAGACTCTGAACTTTTTATTTTTAGTATTAGTAACATCGGATATACAGGAACCACATTTGCCGAAGGTGTTACAGGAACATTTAAAAGAGTGATTGATATAAATAACATAACCTCAACGAGATCTGAATATTATGTTAGAAGACATAAAGTTTTAACAAATCAAACCGAATCGGTCCTAACTAATGCCGGGTTTGAATTAAACCCCTTTAAACTACAAAAACAATATGAACCATCGGCATTGACCCCTAATCAAATATCAAGAATTTCCGTTAAAGAGGGTAGCCAAACATATAATTTATCTTTTAGTGATAATACTGATATTCAGAACCTAATTGATAACCAACAAAGACCAATAACCGAGTTATTTTTTACATTCCAATGGATTGGTAGAATGGGTTGGACATCAAAACCAACATATTCACAATATGCGTTAAAACAAGGTTTTGATTTTAACCTACCTTTAAAAGATGGTCAACCTAATGATTGGTGGGACAATGACCCACAAAATTTAAATGTTAATTCTTATACAGGAATACAAGTAGAATCTTATACTAAAAGTAGTTTTAACAATATACCAATCGTATTTTATTTTAACAAATCCCTATCCAAGGGAGATACTATTGATGGTGATTTTTGTGAGTGGAACGATTCAGAATACTTGGAAAGGGTGATATCAAATATTTATCATAAGATAATTTATAATGAAAACGTATTTGATATTAATATAACCAATGTGTCACAAGAATATAACCCATTTGGGTTTTATTATCAAACACATTACCCTATAACTTTACGTGCTTTTTCGTCATATATTGAAGAAGGGAGTTCTGACGACACAACAGGAGTACCAAATTGGGCAACATATGACACCTCAACTAGTAACTTCATATGGAGGGATATATACCAATATGGATTTATCGATAATGATAATATTGGTGTCGATTATCCTTTTTTAAATGGTGTTCATTACCCTTTCAAGAATCTAATATTCAGATTAATTCCTGAAGGTTCAACATCGATAAACTTTAATACTGTTTCATTACCAACTACCGATGATTGTGAATAAAATTAAGATATTAAGATCTACATTAGATAGACAGTTAGATATTCCTATTGAAATTAAATGGGATCTTTATGGTCAAGACGACTCGTTAGACGTATTCCAACGAGAAACGGTTGAAAAAGCCATCGGACAACCCAAAGATTTTGAGTTATCAAGATTTCAAAACAAACAATATGTAAATTCATTTGATACCTCAGTGAATTATAATTTTTATTTTTACACGGGATTGACTCAAAGTATATCAAGTGCTACTCAATCTAATTGGGGTGTGACATACAACAGTCAAGGGTTTACTAATGAGGAAATATATTACACAACCAAACCATTTTTAAAATCTTTCTTTAAATTGGATTTTTATGATACTAATGAAAGTAAAACTCAAAAAAATTACTTTACAATAATTTTACCCGCAAATCAAAGTTCAGACATCGAAGCGGCAATTTCACCGTATCTACCTAATGTTAAAATAAGTGTTCCAACCTATAATTTAGATTATATAAACCAAAAAGAAGGTTATTTTATTTATTGGTTAAAATCAAAAGACTTTTATAATCTTGATACTTTTTATATGAGCGCTAAATTTTTTAATGGTTCCACAGGTCAATTTATTAGGTTAATTAATAAAAGTCAGGGAGGGACTAATTTGTCATCAAATAGGTTCTCATTTGATAGTGATATATACTTCTACTATAAACTTAAATTAAATTATGATGATTATACATATGAAGTATTTGATAGTACAACAGGTCAGGATGTGAGAGTGGGAGGAGTTAATAACCCAATAAATTGGTATGAATATATAAACCCGTAAAATGGAAAATAAATATTATATAAAAATATCACCAGAAGTAATTAAGAGTGATATTACCACCGTAACTTATACTGCGTCTACGGGAGTTACATTTACCATAGATCAAGAATGTTGTGATTTTACGTCATATACTGAAAATAATACGGTAACAACAGGACGAACGGGAGTTGTATTAACGATGAGTCAAGTTCTTACAGGGAATACGGGAGGAACGTCCTTAATGACTGGTTTAACAATACCCATTTTATTTACTCAGAACGTTGTAGATATTGGTTATTATTCCGTTTTTGATGGTGCTATAATACAAAAAGATGTTATTACTAACTTTATTTTTTCTGCGGTAACGGGATCTAATTCATCCACAATATATCTATACAATACCTCAGACAAAGAATATAAAAAATTCTTAAATGAATCTACATTTAAAGTTGATTGGGGCGATAATACACCAGTTCAAACAGTAAACGATTTTGCCCCAAATTTTATATCACACACATATCCGTTAACCCCAAATGATTACACAATAACCATGACAGGGACAACTAGTTTTGGTGTGTCAATAATTGAGAAAAAAGTATCAGTTCCATTTACCGGAACCACAATAACTAACCCAAAAGGAACCGCATATTTCGTTTCACAATCAGGGTTTTGGTCCGCAACTCCGATATCCTATGATTTCATATTCTCGGGAGATTCAAACCCTAATATTAGTGATTTTACGGGTTCGGTATTTACTCAAATACCTTTCATAGTTACAGGATTTACAAGATCAACATTGACTGATTTATCAGTATATAAAGGAAATACTCAAAAGGGAGGGAAATCTTTTAAATTAAATCAACAGATAACAGGTAATAGTGGTACTGTGGGTGTTTATTATGGTGAAACTAATGACGGGTTAGCCGTTAGTTATAAAATAAATGATGTTGATTATTACGACTACAACGACGGTACTACATTATTTGTTCTTAATTCGTCAGGGTTAACAACTGATTGGTTGGTATCATCAGGTCTTACCAAAGACGAGGTATTATTAAATGTTATTAGTGAACCCGAAATTTTCTCAAATGTTTACATCGAAAGGGGTAAGGTTTCAGCGTTTGAAAAAGTTAGACGATTAAACGAAGTATCGACTATTGGTGGGTTAACATCATACGGATACAAATTTTTTAAAGTCACAAAAACTTAAATAAAAGTATTTATAGAGAAAAATAAAATGGCAACAGGAAGTTACGGAACTATTAGACCTGCGGATGTTTCACCCGAAGATGTGGAAATTATTGTTAATTATACACCAAGTAGAGATGATACGGATAATTTTGTCTTATCAACACTTAATTCACAAGAGGTTTTACGACCATATTTTAACAATTCAGAAACAGGAGGAAATGCGGACGTTGAAATATTAGGTGGATTATATAATTTGAAATTACCATCAGATAAGTTCAATGCGTTAGGGATATATAATATCTATATCAGACCCGCACAAATTAGAACGGTCATAAATGACTGCGGTGTCCTATCCGCTTTACCAAACGTCAAAGGTTTAATTTTTAATTTAGACCAAGTACCATCTGAATTTAGAAATAAATTTGTTGCCCAAGGCCTTGTTGGATTTAGAATTGAATACTTAAATTCCGACGGCTCAAAAATACCTAATTTTTTTAGAATAGTTACATCTTCATTCTTCTGTGAACCGGTTACTGAAAATTTAACAAATAGCTCCCAAAAGGCTGTAAGATATCGATATGTGGATGGTGCAACAAACTTAATATTTTGTACTTTATCACCATCATCATCACCCACTAATAAACCAAACGCGACTCCATTTATTGGTCAGCCCAATCAAAGTGTTATCATAACAAATACATATTTTAACCCAATTAATG